ATATCTTCAACAACTGATGCACGTCTGAAAAACTTTTGAACCTTTTGACTATAGACTGCTGGTACCCAATTACCTGAAGGTAAATTTTGGTAGCCAGTAGCTAGTCCCATTGTAGCCATGTGTTAGCCTCCAATTTATAGTTATTATTAAGGTTGGATTCTACCTTCTCTTACAGCTTTATCGATGTCTTCTTCGTGCTTCGCATACTCACGAACACTCATCTTAGCAATTGCAGCATTAGACCATACTTTCTTTGTAGGAGCCTCTGATGCCTCTGCTTTTTTAGTTTTACTTACCACTTTAGCAGCTTCTTTTTTAGCAGTCTGTTCTTCCTTCTTACTATACTTACCAAGCCCTCGATCCATTTTATATAAATCTAAAGCTCTTCCAGCTAGTGAAGCATTGCTTGTATTTTCATACAACCAATCTTGAATGACAGGATCCTGCTTTGCAGCCCATTCATGAAAATCGTCTTTTGAACGAAGATCATTAAAATCAGGATGCATTTTTAAAAGTTCTACTTCAGCTTTTTCTTTTGCAATTTCTTCCTGTTGAACTTGAAGATTTTGATACTTAGTCTCCATCTCTTTTGCTCGACTATCCGCTTTGCTCATAGCAATGGTTTCAACCATTTCATAAACATCAGGATATTCCTTTCTCCAAGATTCTAATTCGTCCTTAGATTTAGGTGGAATAAATTGTTTTGATGACTGTTCAAGTTGAGTTCTTAAAGTTCGAACTTCATCTTTATGCTTTCCGAGTGTAGAATCGTAGTGTCTTTTCAAATCGTCATAACGTTTCTTAAAGACACGGTTGCTGTCTCTGCTTTCTCTCTGTGAAACTTCTCTAATTCACCTTTAGCAAATGCCTCAATTTCAGGATCACTTGTGTCATCATGTTTTTTATAAGGATTCGCTTTTGGTTTTTTGACAAGTTTCGGTTTAGGGGCTTCAGCTTCTTGCGAAACTGTAGCTTCCTTTTCTTTGTTTTCCATTATTTTTTCCTCTTAGGTTGAGTGCCTTATGGATAAGGGTAGCTCTATACTGTTTCCATATTTTGTGGGCTGGACATTAAACCTGCTGTTTCATCAATAGGTTGTTCTGTACCAGGTGGCACATTGTTTTGGTTTTCCATCTGAGCTTGCTCAATATCAGGACTAATTACATCAGTCATAAAATTTTGCACAGCTTCATTTTCATCTTGTCCACCATATCGTTGCATAGCATAACGCTTTACAATTGATAGTGGAAAGATCACATTAGGTTCATCTGATCCAAGTTTACCAATAATTGGTGCTAAATCTGGAAAGATTTTACTTAATGCTTCTTTAACAGATGGAGATAAAGCAGCGTTTAAGCTTTCTATATCTTCATCCGATAAATTTTTTACTCCTGGGTATTTTGTTGTTAATGGACCTTCTTGTGATTGGGCTGTATTAGTTGTAGGAGCTACCGAAGTCATATTCGGATCTCCACCACCTGGGGGTCCTTTTGCAACTTTTTCCATAACTGGAGCTGCAGGTATCATAGGCTTTTTATCAATTAATCCAGTTGTTGTAATTTTATTTCCAGGTCCTATTGCCATTATGCTAATACCTCTTTAGTTTTTTTCTTTTTAATTAATTTACTAATTAATAAACTTATTTGTTCAACCAATAAATTATAAATATATCCTCTTAAAGTAAACTTCGCTTTACCTAAAGTATGTTTTACATGTTGAATTTTGTATTTCATTATATGTAACCAAAATTTTGTAAGCCATTTATTTGTTTTCATTTTTTTAGCAGTTGGCATTGCCCATATCCAATAGCCTTTTAATTCATCTTTATTCCATTTATCTAAAGTATAATTCCAATGAATTTTATAATCTTCATTTGAAATAAATCCTTGTCTATTTAATTCTGTACAAATAACACTACCACCAGTAACTGCTTTCCAAACACTAGATGCTGTATCTGAAACAGTTTCAGCAACTTTACCTACTGCCTTGCCAGCACCTTTTACAACTTCTTTACCAACTCCTTTATCCATTAGTAAACTTCCTGCAGCTACATAAGGATTTGTCATCATCCCCCCTGCTAATCTTCCTGAAAAAGTTTTACCTAAAAGATCTCGTGTTACATAACTAATAGCTATATCTCTTCCTGCACCAATTAATTGTTTTGTAATAGATGGCTCAGTTGCTTTATAAGCATCTCGCATAATTTTAGCATAATCAGGCTGTTCTACAGTTCTTCCTTCAGTCATCTTCATAACTTTTTGAAGTGCTGTAGGCTCTGTAGATTCAGGAGTTACTTCTCCTGGTGTATAAGTTATTTCTTTGCCTGGTATAGTTGATCGAGTTACAAACTGTCCTGTTGATTCATCAAATTCAGTTCTATTTAAACCAGGTGTTTCTCTAATAACTTTTTCTGTTTGCTCACCAATACTCGGTGCACTTACTAGTTCTGTTTTTTTCTTTTGTCCTTCATAAGCTTCAAATGCTTCCATTGAAGACACATTACTTTTAGGTTTTGTATCAACCTCTACGTACTCATAAACTCCTAATTCATTTTTAACTAGCTGTGCCACCATTTATATTTTTTCCTTATTGCGTTTCTGTGCTTCTGGCAGATTTAGTATTTGCCGCACTAAAGCCAGTTTCCCCTGGCAACGGTACAGATCCCGTTCCAATGTTGCTACCTCCAACTCCTGTTGGATCTGTTGCCGAAGCTCCTGGAGGTATTGGACTAGTCGGTCCCATTTGGCTTTGTCCTCCAACAGCGGCAGTATTGTTTTGATTTCCATTTGCTAACCCCATTATATGTGCATAGATCGCAGCTTTTTCTGGATCATTAATTAATTGATCTGGATCGATATCTAATGATTTCGCTATTTCTTTTAAGCATGTGTGCCATCTTACAAAAGGTGCTAAAGAAGGATTGGATGCTGTTTGCATAAACGTCATCAATCTTTGTGATCTTACTTCTTTTTGCATTAATGAAGATGTTCCTTGTGCTTTTATTTCCAGATCACCTTTGATATGTGGAGCCTCATCATTAAATTGCATATTCCAATGAAATAAAGATTCTCCTAGAGGTTTTAGTAAATAGTCATCAATATTTTTGATAACTGTTTTAATACTTAAAGCTGCAGCTCCCATTAACATTGACATACCTGCTGCAGTTCGTGTTGTTGATTGTACTCCTGTTGCTCCATGTGAATAGGAAGGAATACCTGTTGCTTCATCTGCAAGTTGTCTAAACTTGTCAAACATCATTAAATTTTCATGAGCAGTATTTGGAAATTTAACACCATGAATTGCTGCTCCTGGTTGACCACTTTGCCTTCTAAAGATTTTACCAGGAAAGACTTTCATATCTTGACCTGGTACTAATAATGTTTCGTCTACATCAAAAACTAAATTTCCTGCTAACGCCAAATTATCAATAGCCATTCTTGCATGACCATTCATAACTTGTTGTGAGTCTTCCATATTTTCTGGAATGCCTACTCCAAAGAATTGATATGGATTAATTTCATAAGGAGATACTAAATATGGTAATCGTGTCGGTGTGAATGGATTTTCAACCATTCGAAGAATATGCCCACCACAAATCCACGCATTAATATGAACAACGTCATTAGACGTTTCATATTTAATCCCATACTCATCTGCCAGTTTTTTATCAATGGCTCCCCAATACTCTAAAATCTCAAATCTATTTTTATAAAGTGTTGAAATATTTTCTCTATCATAAAGAGATGATTCGTAACCTCGTGTTTGATAATTCGGTCCTGTCTCAAGACAAGCACGAATTGCTCCTTCTCTAAATAAGGGCTTATCAATTAAATCTTCTAATTGTTGTTTATTATAAGAATGCCTTTGAATAACATAATCACAGTCATTTATATTTGTTGCATTTGGATCTGGATAAAAATCCCAACAAGAAACTGCTTCTATAGATGGAATTGATTTTGTTTTTGCAACATAAATATTATCGACATTACCTTCTTCATCTTCTACCGTATCATAGCTATGATAAGTTTTAGCATCAGTAAAAGGTCCTTTTAAAATTCCTGTTCCTAATAACGACATTTCAAAAAAGACATGTCGTAAAATAGTAATTGCTTTACTTTCTTCTAATTGATCATGAATTAGTTTTTCCATTTGCTCTGCAGCTATTCTTGCAGGCTCAATTTGGGGTTGACCTTGTGGTGAAGGTCCTGAAGTAAAACCTAACTCTTCATAATCTTGTGCAATATTTTTAATTAAATCAGTAGCGGTTGCTCCTGGTGCTAAAGACTTACCATCTCCGTCAAAACCATAGATATCATTAATAATATCTTTAGTTTTTAATTCTTCAGGAGCTTTTTGACCATTCATTTTCCCAGCTTGTGGGTTTAAATGGGCATATTTATCCGTATTTTCAGGAATTGTAGTAGGTCTTATCCCTAAAGGAAACTTGCCTTGAGAGAATAAAACTTCTATAATTTGCCCAAAAGATGCTAATACTTTAGTTTTTGTTATCTTAACAAACACTTTTGACTGCTCATTAGCACGAAAAGCCATATCAGGTCCATAAAGACCTCTATAGTTTCTATATGCCTTTAGCCATCTCTTCTCATCATATAATTTAGCAGTCTCAGATTGCTGAAACTTCTGCCTTACATAACCGACTAAAGGACTAACTTCCTCTGTATACGGTTTTTTAGCCATTAATTAAGCCTACTAGTAATCTCTTACTTCTGCTTTTTTAAAAATTGATGCGTCTACTTTTTCTTTTTTACCAACTGAGCCTGACTCAGATCCTAAATCACCTTGTTTAACTTTTTGATTAGGGTTCATTTCTAGCTTACCATTTTTAGTTTTGCCAGCATCAGGTCCAAAGTCTCCTTGATTTACTTTTTTATTAATGTCCATGTTTTCTCCTTTTTTAAAATTCAATATCACCAAAAAATTTATCTATATTTTTTGATTTTTTAGTTATCCAATTTTTTTTCTTTTTAGTTATCCATTCTTTTTTCTTTGTAATATATTCAGTTTTCTTTTCTTTCTTTTTAATATATTCAGGTTTCTCAAAAATATTACTTTTAGCAATATATTCTTCTTTTGCTTTTGAGCCACCTAAAGCAGATTTTTTAGTTATATAAGCCATAATTAATAATCTTTTTCGTCAGCTTGTTTAAATAATGATTCTTGCACATGTTCTGATCCTGACTTCGTAGGATAGTTATTATTTT